GCCAGGCATTTAACGGTCGGTAGCATGGCATCTAGAGTCGCCATCCGCCCCGCTGCGGTGCTTGTTTGACGTTCTTTCTGTGGACTCGTTGCGCCCCTTTGCGGAACATCTTCTTGCTGCGTTTTTTCCCGAGTTTTCTGCGTCTGCGCATATTTCCGTCTCCTGATTGACTAGTATTTGACAGGCTGGAAGCCCCACCATACATAGGCTAAGCAGACTTATCCACAGGTTATCCACAGACTTATCCCTTGACACGTATGTTAGGCTTGGCGGGATGGTTGGCTTCTTGCGATCCCCAACCCGCCGCCCCATGGAAAAGGGAGCGCACCGTAGTGCGCTCATTTTTGTCGATTTTTTCCATTTTTTGCCTGGTAAATGTTTCCAGGCATTCCCATTCTTCCCGCTGGTTGCGGTTTCTATTATTCGTCGGCAGGTGGTACCTGTAAGACGGCACAGTTTCCCTTACTTGATGTTAACTGTGCTAGGTGACAGGTTCCGGTTCCGGTTCTGTCGCCTTTTGAGGCTCTTTCTGAGGCTCTTTCTCCGGTTCCGGGTCCTCCGGGGCCGGGTTCAGGAGGTTTCGGTGTTCTAGAGCACCTTCCTCCGTTTGAACGTGTGCCAGGTATTTGGTCACATCGTTCTCGTAGTGTTTCCGGACGCTGCTTGGCAGCTCCGCGAACACGGTTTCTTGTTCCGTCACCAGTTCCATCGCTGTTTCGTAATTTGCGGCGCTCACGTCGCCATAGCGTCCCTGGTGTCGGGTTACGTGGTCTACCAGACCCGTTTTTTGGTATTTGCCGATTATGTAGTTGATGTTGCACGTTTTCGCGTGGTGTTGTTCCGTGACGGTTTTCCCGCATTTCGGGTGTACCTGGCGAATTCGTTTTGTTGTGTCTCTTACTGGCATTATCGTTTTCCTCTGTTTGCTACGAAGAACGCGCGGATTGCGGCTAGGGCCAGTGGCCCGGCTTTTCCGAACGCGTGTGCTACTTCGTTGGCTTCGGCTCCCATTAGCCATTGGTAGAATTCAGACTCTGACTGTACGCCAGGTATCTGTAGTTTTCGTATCTGTTGGTCGTAGTCTGCTTGTTTGTTTTTGAACGTGATTCCCGTACGGGTTTCGATCACGTTTTTCATTTGCTCATTGCTTAGGTTTGTTTGCATCTGTGCAAGCGCGTCCTGCGATTGCTTCAGTTCTGCTGTTGTCAGGTTGAGCGTTGCTTGTGTTCCGCTCGTTAATGTTTCCTGTCTGATCTTTTCTGCTTGCGCGATTTGCAGCGCTGTATTTGCCGCGATGTTCGCGGTTTGTGCGACTCCTTGTTGGAGTGCTGCTTTTGTGTTTTGCATTGTTGCGATGTTTCCCGACGGCGTAGACGCGGGCTTGCCCATCGCTAGTATTCTGTTGAGGCCAGCGGCCTCTAAGTCTGCTGCAGCCCGCTGGTTTGCGGTGTTGCTCATTTTTTCTTGCCAGGCTCGGTTTTCCCTGGCTATTTGTAGGTTGGCTGCGTTTGCGGATTTTTGGCCGCCCATTCCTAGCAGCCCTCCGATTATGCTTGCTCCCCCTCCTATTCCTGCGCTTGCGAGGATTGCTGTTGCCGGATCCATTATTTTCTCCCGAGGCTTTGGGTTGGTTTGGCGTTTGTTTGTTTGTTTTGCAGCTTGTTACTTGCCTGTGTGTCCCTGGTCTGACCGTCGCCGCCCGAAGGGAATAGAGGCGACTCGTTTCGCTGCCAGTTATCCACAAGTCCACATGGTACGCGCGCGTGATCTAACGCGCGCGCGTGACCCTGTGGTCCCTGTGGGTAACTTTCAGCGAAATTTTCTTTAGAAGTGGTCAATATATCCAGGTACTGAGTAAACAGGCATTGGTCGTGCTGCTTTGATATCTATCCATGAATCCATCAGGAATTCTGGTTCGTCCTGCACAGCAATCGTTCTTGCTATTGGAGGTTGATCTTTGATGAATTCGTCGTTCAGGCTTGGTTTTGTGGCTCCGAAGTCTAGCGCGTAATGCCAGGCATCTAGCGGTGCTGTTGCGTCGCTTCGGAAAGCTCCTGTGATATGTCCCATCGACGACCTGTACTCGCTCCAGCGTTCTTGATACCCCCAGACTTCGTCGTCTGTGCTCGCTACTGCGAAATAGACTTCCTTGTTGAGGACAGGCTGTTCCCCTAAGGCCTGTAAGGCCGGCCAGTAGAAGTCGTATTTTGTTTGTCGGCTCCAGTGTCGGTCGATTTTGTTTTGGAAGTTGAGGTCGGCCCTCACGCTTACCATTCCGATTATGTATCCGTGCTCGACGAATGACTTTGTGAATCCGTGTCTGTTTATGACTCCTTGTCCGTATGCCGCTAGGTTGCCTTGCGGCGTTGGTGTGTAGTCGGTCGCTCCTGGCGATCCTGACGTTTGCGGAACCGTGTTCATTTGAATTGGTGAAGTTCCTATTGCCAGCAGCTCCGGTCTCTGGAGTCTGCTATCAGGACTTTCGACCTGAAAATGGCTCTTGAGAATTTCGGTATACCTGGTTCCTCCCCTTGCATCCCTTTCGAGCAGTTTTTGCATTTGGAATGCTTCGCGCCAGTCGTTAATTGTTGCTCCGGTCGCGTTTGTTAGGTCGGCGATGAGTTTTTTTCCGTCTGAACCGGCTACGTCGTAAGCGACGTTTTGGCCAGTCAGCATGTGGTAACGGTTGACTCCGGTGTCCTCGTCGAAGGACAGGATATTTAGTCCTCCGGTTCCGTTGTCTCGTCCGATTACTTCTGCGGTTGTCCCGATCGGTATTGTCACGCCCGGCCCTTTTTGCGGCCATGGGAGTGAACTCGTTATGTAGTTTTTCCGCTTTCCTCTGTTTTGTACTACGAAGTCTCCGAGGCTATCCGGCCCGTCGTCCAGTGGGACCGGTACTGAATCTTGTAGGTTCTCGTCCCTAAACCACGTGTTAAAACAGAGGTTGTATCCACGCATTGGCAGTGAATTGACCGCGATTTGTGATTTGAGCGGCAGCCCCATGTAGTCATAGACTGAATACGCCGTTGGCGGCGTTGTCGGTGCTGTTACCTGTGGTACCAGGTAGTCCGTACTATCGTCTGGGTTGTCCTGTTGTCCCATGAACCGCTGCCAGTTTTGCCAGGTTAATCGATTCGGTATGAAGAACCAAAAACTGGTCAGGTGGAGGTTGTCCATTGTCGGAAATAGCGGCGTCGCTAAGCGGACCAGTGCTGTCATGCGCAGCCTGAAACTATCTCCTGGTAAAACTTCCAGTGGCGGCAGTGGTATTAATTTGCCGCCGTCGAATGTTGTCTTGTATGGGAAGCTAAGGTCGAATGTCGACCTGTTCATGCTGACTTGTGGCGCTAGCGAATAGTGTCTTTGGCTAGGTCGTTTCGGCGCTCTGCTCATTGTTATAGTCCCTTGCGTGTGCGAGTTTGATCATCTCTTCCGGTATAAGTTGCCCGGTGTCGTCGTCCCAGGTGCCGACGCGGTAGAGTACGAAGTCGTCGGGGTACCTGTTGACGTTTGTGTTTTTGTCTTTTGCCAGTTCGCTGAACTGGCGCATTGCCGCCGCGTTTGTCGGCGCTGTGAATGTGTTGTTGTATGTTTCAGTTGCTGCGTCTCTTACGCTGAATAGTCCGTGTTTCATTTTCGAGGTTCCTTGCTAGTTTGGTTAATTTGGCTTGCTGTACTTTTTCTCGTACTTTTAGTCGTTTTCCTGTGTTGTTTTCATGGTGCTTTCTTGCTTCTCGCTTTCTTCCTTCTTTGATGATTGCCAGGTCTAGCTCATTGTGTCGTTCGAGCAGTTTGTCGTAGTACCTGGGAATCTTTTTTTTCTTGCCTTTGACAGTGATGTAATCGCTTGGGAAGCAATCGTCCTTATACTCACTAAACCATGTCTCGCCGATGCCGGGCTTGAGTGACATGGTTGCATATTCCGGTTGGAGTTCGACCTCGAGATCTGTGGCGAGTATTCGCCAGTAATGGTCTTTTGCCTGGTCTCCTGTTTGTTTCTTGGTAACGTACCGCGCGCAGTAGGCTGCACTTTCCCAGGTGATGGCTCCGATGGTTGAGAATCCGAAGGGCCATATTTTTGCCAGAAGTTCAGATGTGTATGAACAGATTCCGTCTTTTTCGCTCCATAGCGTCTTATCTGGGAAGTCATAGCCGAATATCAGTGCGTGGTAATGAGGTCGTT